CTAAAACCCTTTATATCAATTCCACCCCACAAGGGGTCTATCAGTTCGACTTAGGGGCTATAAACGAGCCTGAGTGGCAATTAAAGGCCCTTCCAGCCAAGACGGATTACCCCAATGGCGAGAAGGTGCAGAAGCTCTGTGGATTCTTGGACTTACGACACTCTGAACTCTTACTTGTATAAATCCATTTAATTAAATACATTTATCCCGTAAATCCATTTAAGGATTACAGAACGGGAGAGTAAGTGATAAATAATCCAGCAGTAATTCGATTTGATTCTACTTCTGGCGCTTGGTCTGATGGTAAGAATTACGTAAAGGGGCAAATAATCAGACGCTACGCAATCGAATCGCTAGGTAGAAAATCAGTTAGAGGGCGATTGAGTAGAGAAGAAATCTCAGCTTATTGGCTTGATCGTTATGGGGTGAACGCCGATGTTCAATGAGGGCGTTTTTTTCGCAATTTATTGCTCAACGCTATGGCTTGGTTATCGAGTTTATGTGAGCATTAAAGCCAAAGCTTTTAACGATGGATACAAGAGAGGTCGGGCGAGCATAAATGTCAGAGAGATCGTTAAGTGACTGGCTCTCGGACGCTGGTAACACCCTCGATGACAGGGGGCTTGAATATGGCGACCCGAGGCACAATCTTTTACGCATTTACAAAATCGCGAGACAACTCGGTGTTCAGCTCAGAGACCCATCTGACGTGGCGCTTGTCTTTATCGCAACAAAACTATCAAGAATGGTGGAAAGTCCAGAGCGCGAAGATTCGTATCTCGATCTCATTGGATATGCCACTATCTTATCTTTCTGCCGATTCAGTTCACCAGAAGATTGGGACGACGTTGAGCTTGACTCGCAATCATAATCAGCATCAATGGTGCGACTACTGCAAGATGCGCTGGGGACAAATGAAAGATGGGACTTGGCATCACAAAGCCCAAGTGCCAGCGATATGGAAGGTGCAATCTGAAACGCCAACTAGGCGGATGCAAGTGCGCTTTTACTGCCAACCTTGTGCCAACGAGGCACAGAACTGGCCAGACGGAACGTTTTGGTCATTAAAAGAACAACTAGAAGCTGCGATAGATGATTTCGCAGGTAGGGAGCAATTAGATGTCAAACTATCTTGATGATTATGTAAGTGTGCAGGATCGCTTAAAGGAGTTTATAAATGCTTATCCGGATTATCGGATCAAAACGCACGTATTGGAAGAATCGCTTACTCCTAATTGCGATGTCTATATTGTTAAGACTGAGTTATACCGGACTGAAGCTGACGCTGCGGCTTGGACAACTGGTCTATCGTCGGAATCAAAGCAGAAGCAATACGCCCTCGAATTGGCGGAAACTGGAAGTTTGGGACGCGCACTTAACCTCGCTGGCTACTTTGCTAAACCTAACCAAACGCCTAAGAAGCCAATTCAAACAACAAAGCCAGCTCTTGCTGAATTCGTCAAAGAACAAAGACCAAACGACCCTGAACCGATTGTCTGGGATGTCAGCGCTATTGCGGAAGAACTCGGAGCCGAAGTAATTGACGAAATTCCAATCTGCAATCACGGCCCTATGATCCTCAAGCAAGGCAGCAAAGAGGGCAAGGAATATCGGGGCTGGGTCTGCACCGAGCGCGATAAGTCTCGTCAATGTCCGGCTAAATGGATGAAAATTGGATCAGATGGCAAGTGGGCGTTTCAGAAGTGATTAATGAAATGCACCCGTTTAAGTGTGGGCCTTGCAAGAAGGTGACGCCGCATCACTACATAACCAAGTATGAGTCAGAGATTGAGCCTGATGCTTGGGTCTGGTTGATGGAGTGTCAGAATTGCTTCGAGCAACGCTTATTTGATCCAATTGACAGGGTGATTAGTCGGGAAGATGAGATAACGCGCTGCGACCAATGCGGCAATTACAAGATGAAGGCAGCTAAATGCCGAATCTGTAAAATAGCCGATGGGCAAGAGCGCATTAAAGAGCGCTATTGGAACGGCAACTCCACCTTAGAAAGGTTCATTGATGCCGACATATGATTTCGAGTGTCCCAGTTGCAACGACGTAATTGAGCAGTATTTCCATATTTACGTTGATCCGAAGATTAACTGCGGGCATTGTGGAGTCGAGATGCGCAAGCAATTCAACGCAACGCCAGCGCACTTCAAAGGCGATGGTTGGGCTGGTAAGAAGTAATGGCTAAGCCTCATTCACTTAAATACATTAAGCAGCTACTTGAGTGGGGCTTTGACAAAGAATTTATTGCCCGAGATATGGGGGTAAATTTAGCATCATTAGAAGTCCGGTTAAACAGAGCAAAGAAAAGGGAGCAAGATGGCAATCAAGGATTTAAGTCTGAAACTAGCGGCGATTAGCCTGCTGGCAGACCAAGCAAAGCGCCTGAAGGACGAACTGAGGGCTGAGTTACAAGCTGAGATGAATCAACTTGGCGCTGATCGAGTAAAGGCTGAACTAGGCGATGAGGTGGTTGCCTATATAACGACCAGTAAGCCGAAGTTCAAGTGGGTCGTTAAGTCGGATAAGAAGTTTATTGATTGGGTTAAAACCAATGTTCCAAGTGAGATAGTTGAATCGGTAAGAGAATCGTCAGTTGATGCGATATTGGATAAATTCAATTACGTTGATGAGTTAGTTATTGATCCCAATGGTGAGCCAATTGATTGGTTAGAAAGTAGCCAGTCAGAGCCATTCTTAATGACTAAGTTTCACGGAGATGGACGTGAGAAGCTACGAGAAGCCATAATTGGATTAAATGGAAGCCAAGAGATTGATGTGAGAAAAGTATTGGAGTTGGAGTGATTGTCTTTGACTTCTTCGCTGGTACTGGATCAGCCACTAAGGCTTTCGAGGATAAAGGCCATAAGGTAATTAAGGTTGAACTTGATGAATACTTTAAGGCTGATGAGAGGGATATATTGGCTATGACTAGTCAATACCTGATTAGTACATACGGCAGACCAGACTTTATATGGGCTTCTCCACCTTGCACGTCGTTTAGCGTTGCCTCGATTGGTCGTCATTGGAACTCAGATAAGACGCCCAAAACCCAAACAGCTGAGTTAGGTATCAAGTTAGTAAGTCATACGCTGTCGTTGATAAACGACCTGCAACCCCGATTTGGCTGGCTAATGGAAAATCCAAGAGGAATGTTAAGAAATCAATTGGTCGTCAGTAATTTACCGCGTAAGACTGTCACGTATTGCCAATACGGAGACTTTAGAATGAAACCAACGGATATATGGGGATATTTGGAAGGATGGATTAGTAAGCCAGCTTGTAAGAATGGAGATAACTGCCATCAAAAGGCTCCGAGAGGATCAAGAACAGGAACGCAAGGAATTAAAGGTGCAAAAGATAGATCGGTCATACCTTCTCAATTAAGTGAGGAAATATGCGAGTCTGTGCGGAAGTTGGCTTGACAAGGGTGTTACACTCCCTCGAAGGCGGGGCCCGAAGGCAGCCCGTCGCCGTAGTGTCTAGGGGCGGCCTTTGCCTTTCGCTGATGCTATCGGCACTATTGCTGCTAATTCCAATTGATTCATCAAAAGCAGATATGAATCTAAAGCTTTACGCTTATAACCTTCTTACTTGGCGAGAGTTTCAATGCTTTAACTGGCTTATACATTACGAATCTCGTTGGAATCCCAACAGTAAAAATGGTTCTCACTATGGGCTGGGCCAAATGCGATCTACTTGGTATAGAGACCTCAGCCCTCAAGGACAGATAAAAGCATCCATTAAATACATACGTCATAGATATGGTGATAGTTGTAAAGCTTTGCATCACTTTGAAACTAAGGGCTGGCATTGAGTCACAAAAGATATAACTCAGCCTATTATCAGAGAGTTCGTAAGCTGGTACTAGAACGCGATTACTTCACTTGCCATTACTGCGGACAGGAAGCCAACACAGTCGATCACTTGATACCCATAAGCAAAGGCGGCACAGATGAAGCGACCAATATGGTTGCAGCTTGTATCAAATGCAACAGCGGTAAGCGCGATCGTATGACCCCTACCTTTTTTGAGCGCACACCGAAAC